TTACGAAGGATTATTCATAAATAACCTTGAGGAAGAAGAAGTCTCAAGACTACTGGGTTTTAAGTCAAACGAGAAAAACAGAAAACCCGGGTATAAACAAATGAAAAATCTTAGAAAAAAAATAATAGAAAAAGTTAAGAAATGTTTAAAAAAGGGTGAAATTGATATCCTGTGAAATTAATAGATAACATAGAAAGCGAACTATATTTGGGTGTTTCAAAAATACCTAACGCAGGTATTGGGCTTTTTACTAATCAAGTAATTCCCACCGGAATTCCTGTGTGCGAGTATAAAGGGGATATTTTTCTTGATAACGAAATTGGAATGGTTCCCCTTAATCAAAGATATGACTACACTTTAACTAACGGAGCTAGAACGAGACACATGGAGTACGCCGGAACTTGGCGTTCGCCCAACGAGGAACAATATCAAATAGACGCTCATCCAATGTTCTGTAAAGGTGAAATTGGGTTAGGGGGTTTCGCAAATGACGCATTAAATTGGGAGCAAAGACAAGGAAGGCCAAAGGAAGACGAAGGTCTAAATCTAGAGTGGAGAAGGAGAGTTGGATATAATTGTTATTACTGGAATGTCCCCAAAGAGAAAAAATCCTTTTTAATATCTTTCTGTCGTATAGAAGCTGGAAGCGAAATTTTAGTTGATTACGGAGACGAATATTGGGAATGCGTTGGAAAAATTAGACCACAAGAAATGAAAAAGAAAAAATGAGTGACTATACTCTAACTGAATCTCAAAAAAAAATAATTCTAGACGAATGGAACAGCAGACTAGACAATCCACCGTCTTTACTAGAATTAATAAATTTAGCTTTTCCTGATCAAGAGCTAGATGGAAGAACCAAGGAGGGTAGAGCAGTAAAAGCTTTTTTAGCAACAAGAAAAATTAAAGCAAGAGGAGCGCATGAATATCAAGCGAAAGAAAAAATGACCCTTACAAAAGAACATAAACAATTTATAGAAAACAACGCCTCCATGATGAACGGGAGAGAGATGGCGTGTGTCATTTTTGCAGACAACGAACTTACGAACCTTCACCAAGAAGTTAGAACGGTAAATGAATACATAAAAACGTTAGATTTACAACCCTACGAAAACCCCAACGAAATTCCAAGCGAAGATTATAAACCGCCCGACACTTTTCACAAAACAGTAAATGTTGTTAACAAATATGTTAACAATGCGATCGACAAAAACAAAATAACAAGTAGTGTCAAAAAAAATATAGAGTCCCTGATAAACTACTTAAGCACTTTTAGGTTCTATCACCAAATTAATACTTATTCATCCCAAACAGACAGAGAGCTATTTGAGAGCAGTTTTATAAGATATACTCACGATAAACCAGATTTATCTCAAGAAGAGGTAGACCAATATATAGTCCTTTGTACTGAAGTAATTATCGCTGCTAGTATTCAAAGAAGGATAGAGAGACTTCAAGAACTCTTAGATGCTTCAGCTGAAGACACGGAAGGTAGACGTATCGCTATGGCGTTAGTTGACGCCATCAGCTCGGCGCAAACAGAATACAATCAATGCATAAACCGACAACAGAAACTCCTCGGTGACCTAAAACAAAAAAGAAGCGATTTACTAAAAAATAAAATTAAAGAAAATGCAAGTGTATTAAACCTAGTGCAGCTTTGGAAAGAAGAAGAAAGTAGAAGAAAACTCATAAAATTAGCTGACTTAAGAAAGCAAGCGGTTTCTGACGAAATAGAACATCTATCTGGAATGGATGAAATTAAATGTAGAATTATGGGAATAAGCAAGGGAGAAGTCCTAGATGAGTAAAGTCATCGTACCAGAACCAACTTGTCAAGTATGTGGAAAGGAATTCGAAACACATAGACAATTACACGCTCACCTTAAAGCTCATGACTTAAGGGTAGTAGGATATTATCAAAAATATTTTCCGAGGCACGACCTTCATGATAATAAAATAATTAAATACAAAACTTTAGAACAATATTTTTCTACAGATTTTAACTCTAGAACAAACCTTAGGCTCTGGCTAAAATCGATCGAAGAAGAAGAAGCTAAAACTTACTGTAAAAATATTTTACTTAAAAGGAAAAACGACAAAGGGCTTATCTATACTCCAACGCAGGTAGAGCTCAGAACAATACTTTCGCCACCCATTCAGTATTTGCGAAAAATTTTAGATGGATATTATAAAGTGTGTGAAGAGATGGGGTTTAAAAACAAATATCAACTACCGACTGAAATAGTTGAAGGCAAGGAATACGCGAAACCACAATACTCCATACATATAGACACGAGAGAGCAGTTGCCTCTAAAATTTGACGATTACCGCACTAGATCTACAACGTTATCCGTGGGAGACTACACTTTTAGTGAGCCTAAGCTGACATGTAATTGCTATATAGAAAGGAAATCTTTAGCTGATTTTATTTCTACTATGAGCGTCAAAAATTTAGATAGATTTGAAAAAGAAATAATAAGGGCGGAAGACGAAAAAATCAACTTAGTCATTTTAGTAGAAGACACTTTAGCTCACGCCGTTAGTTTTAAATATTTACCCCATATATCAAAGAAAATAAAGGCAACGCCAGAATATATATTCCATAACGTAAGAGAGCTAATACAAAAATACCCACATATTCAGTTCCTGTTTGTCGGAGGAAGAAAAGAGGCGGAAAGAGTTATTAAAAAAATATTTTTTAGCGGATGCTTCTATAAAAAAATAGATCTTCAATACGCTTACGATACAAAAGTTTTATAATGTGGTATTGTCCTGAAAAATACGAAGTAAAGCCAGAAAGCATCAATAAAAAGATGATGGAAATCGAAGGCTTTATGTCTGAGAGAGAAGCTAAGATAACATTGGCAAAATTTTTACATGCTAATATAGGTTTTACTACAGAGCTAGTATCAGGCATTAAGCTTGCTCCATTCCAAGAAATAACTCTCCGAGGAATGATGAACAGGAACTTCAGTATGTGCGTATGGGGGCGTGGTTGTGGTAAAACTTTTATTGCCTCTGTATTTTGCTTTCTTCAATGCATATTCAACCCCGGCACGAAAATACTTGTCGCTGGCCCAACGTTTCGTACGGCAAGATTTATATTCAGTAATTTAGAAAAATTAGTAGAATCAAAGGGGGCAGAATTATTAGCTCAATGCTTCGGAGCTAAAGTGAAACGTAATGACCAATTTGAGTGGTCTATCAACGAGGGCACAATTACAGCAATTCCTCTAAATGGCGAAAAAATTCGTGGTTTTCGTGCGAATGTACTTTTATTAGATGAGTATCTTTTGTTGCCCGAAGATTTAATTAACACAGTTCTTATGCCATTCTTAGTTGCTCCTCAGAATATGAAGGAGCGCATAGAGATAAGGGAGATGGAGGACAAACTTATTTCGTCAGGACACATGAAAGAAGAAGATAGAATGGTATTCGATAACGACTCAAAAATGATAGCGTTATCTTCGGCCTCTTATACATTTGAGAATTTATATAAAACATATAAAGACTGGGGAAACCATATCTACGACGAGCAACAATCAGATTCTTCTTATTTCATTTCTCAAATGGGATACGAAGCTTTACCGGAGCATATGATAGATCAAACTGTTATTGAAGCAGCTCAAGACGGAGGAACTTCTAACGCTTCTTTTCAGCGCGAGTACAGCGCTATGTTCACCGATGGAAGTGATAGTTACTTTAGCGCTATTAAAATGCATGGATGCACTATTCCAGACGGTGAAGAACCCACGACGTTGATAAAAGGAAATAAAGATAAAAAATATATAGTAGGTATTGACCCTAATATGAGCGACAGTCCAAGTGCCGACTATTTTGCTATGTCAATTGTAGAAGTAGACGAAGATAAAGAAGTGGCAACTTTGGTTCACAATTACGCGGGGCTAGGCAACTTGAACAAGCATGTTGAATATCTTTATTATATATTAGAGCATTTTGTTCCCGATATGATATGCATCGATAATGCTGGTGCAGATATGTTTCTTGAGGCCGCTAACAATTCGAAGTTGTTTTTAGATAATAAAGTCAACCTAAAGTCTATAGAGTTTAATTCAGAAAAAGAAGGCACAGATTACATTAAAGAAATAAGAGATTTTAAAAGAGAGTATAATAAAGAAACTAACAAAATAGTATTTAATCAAGTTTTCTCAAGCAATTGGATAAGAAAAGCAAACGAGCTTTTGCAAGCTAATATTGATTATAAAAAAATATGGTTCGCTTCAAGAACTTCGGCAAATGGCTCAGAATTCAATAAGCAAACTATGTACAAAATTAACTTGAAACAAATCAATGAAGAAAATTTAGGCGAATTCATAGAAACCCAAGATAATCTAGTATATCAAGTTAAAAAACAATGTGCTCTCGTAGAAGTCAAAACAACCGCAAGAGGCACCCAAACCTTTGATTTACCCCAACATTTGAAGAGAAACACCTCGGCAAATAGAGCGAGAAAAGACAACTATACTGGATTGTTGCTTGCGAACTGGGCAACTAAATGCTACTTTGATATGAAAAATTATAAACTAGACGAAGGAAGTGCGACATTTGTACCTAGAATGGTGTAATAAAAACATAGGCAAGTAAAAAAATAATCCAAAATTAAAAAAAATGAGCCAAAATAAGCCAAACGAAAATAGCCCCGCCAAGAAGCCAAGAAAAAGGGCGGCTAAGAAGCCGAATGTATCGGCAGAACCCCTAATGACCTCTACTGCCGCTCATGAATCTTTAGCTCACAGGGTAGATACAAAAGCTAGGAGAAACAAGGCGGGTTCGATAGAAAGAACTGACAAATTCACCAATATAGAAAACGGTCTCATACCGTTTAAATCATATTCTGGATCAGGCCAAAGCGGATTATCTATTAGAGACGCTGTAATATTATGTCAGAAGGCTTATTATAACTTCTCCGTTTTCAGGAACACTGTTGACTTGATGACAGAGTTCTCTACTAGCGATATATTTTTCGAAGGTGGAAGCAAAAAATCGAGAAACTTTTTTGAATCTTTATTTAACAAAATAAATATTTTAGATTTACAGGATAGATTTTTTAGAGAGTACTATAGGTCAGGAAATGTTTTTCTTTATAGATTTGACGCAAAGCTTAAACCTGCTGATATTAAAAAAATAACGCAAGCTTTTGGGGCAAAATCTAAGACCGTTAAAATACCGTACAGATACGTAGTTTTAAATCCAGCAGATATTTCTATTGCTGGCTCATTGAATTTTACAGAAACCAGAAAATACCACAAAGTCCTCACGGATTATGAACTGGAAAAAATAAGAAATCCCAAAACCCCAGAAGACAAAGAAATTTATGATGCTCTCCCCGACGCTACAAAAAAAGCAATTAAGCAATCACCGCTCGCAACAGCAGTAACAGTTG